ATGCACCTGACCCAGCCGGAGCAGCAGCCTATCAAGTAAGATTATTGATTAACAACTTAGAAGCAGGTCCAACGTTCTTTAGTACCAACTCTAGCGCAGCAAGCGCAGGTCGTACAGTTCCCGGACCTTTACCGATAGCAGTTGGCGGCGCAGCCGGAGGTAAACAAGTCTCATACAATGCAAGTCAGACCGTTCTCGGTGGTGGTCTTGCAGCATATCAATTCATTGTCAAGTATAGCAATCTATTCTAGGAGGCGTTTAATTGCCATCTGTGATTCAAGGGTTTGAGGTCTTAACTAAACCAAAAGACACAAGCGCTGAATCCTTCCCCGTTTTTATTCAGGTTCCAGCAGGAACTACGCGCACTATCGTTTTTCCTACAGAATTCAATGCAATAGCCATTTCATGTTTAATTGAAAACCAAGACGCAGCCAATGCAGCAACTTTTATGCTAAACAGTTCAACGGCTACTCCAATTAATTTAGCAGCATCATCATTTAGGTCCTTTGATAGTATGAATATTGTATCTGTTACAGTGACCGCCGGCGCCGGTGGTGTATGTGATATATTTGCACAAGTTACTCCTAACCCAATTTATCAGGAACAAAAATCGCCCGGTAGTCCGGAGGGTAGATTATAATGGGATTCGGTGGCGGTGGCGGCGCTGCAAGTGGCGTATCTGCTCACAAACATAATTCACAAACAGGCGAGGGCGGACCACTACAATTAAAAAATGATATTGTAACCGGTTCAAGTGTTCAATTTGACGGTGGAACCGAGGTTCCTATGGAGGTTATGTTATGACAAATCCTATAGTTGTCGGTAGTGCAGGAAATAAAATAATTTATGATTCTGCTACGATGATACCAATGACATTATACGCTAATGATAATTCATGGACTGGTTACCTTCAACTCTCATCTAGTTCAACAGGTTCCGGCTATACTGTGCCAGTTGGGAAAAAACTAATAGTGTATAATATTTCTTATACCACAATGTCAGCAAGTGGTTACCAACAATTAGGATATAATACTTCAACCGCAGGCATAGGTAACGCAATGCATCAATCAAGGGGAACAAGTACGCCTATTGCAGATAATTTTCAATGTCTTGTCGAAGTTCCGGCAGGAAATATGTTAATAGGCTCGATTTATTATGGGTCTTATACCGTTTCAGCAATCGAGGTAGACGCATAATGGCTCATCATTGTTCTGTTTGTGGTTTAGATTTAGATGAACATACTTTGGAAGATTTACAAAAGTGTGAATTAAAAGAAAAACTTTGGGATAGAAAGGAGGTGTAAGTATGGAAACCGCATTTTTAGCAACATTGGCATTTTTAGGTATTAGTTTAACCTGTATCAGTGGCATTGTAGCACTTAAAATTTACAACCCTAACAAATGATTGAAGCAGCCATTGCCGTAAGCCTTGCAGTTCTAGGACTAACGGTTCACAATATGCGTTGTATTCATCGTATAGAAAAAAAACTACTTTTCTATATTTATGAAGAAAAAAAAGAGAGACACGATTTACTAGACAAGTAGTAAATCGATATTTTCATTACATTTTGGACAGCCATTAACAAGTTTGTTAGGGCTTAAAATTAACTTGCAGCGCTTACAAAAAAACTGTATTCTGCACCCGATTCTATCCCCATCGTTTAAGAATCCGTGTAATAGTTCTCTATCAATAAAGTTATGAAAAGAAATATTTTCTATTTCATCACTCAACCGAATATCCTCCTTATTACACGGTCTATATCGTCGTTCATTGTCGGATATGACATATCAAAATTATTGATATGGTAATCCTCCAACATTAAACGAACTGTTGCTTCTGGAAGTCCTTCTTTTTTGCGTTCTAGTGCATAAGCACGTAACGAATCGCGGCGTTTTTGTGGTTCTTTACTTCCAACCATTATAATAAATAAAAAAATATAATTAATTATAAGTTTTGTTGACTAAATTTGCACCACAAGTCTATTTTTTTCAACTTGTGGTGTGCCACAGCCCCAAGGGCAGAAGTTCCCCCCTAACTGCCAATCCCTTATAGATGATTGGATACACTTGGGTAAAAAGGTAGGGGTAAAGGGGGGTTTCAGGGGGGAATAGGGGGATAAATAGAGTAAAATATAACTAAATTTATCTAAATTATGATATGGAATTACTTGTTTCAGAATTATATCTCTTGGTTGCTGCTATATGTGGAGGCATTACCGTTATTATTTACTCTCGGGGTCGGTTTGGTAATACTGAAATTAATACTAAACTCAAAAACCGCTATAATGACTATATCGCACAACTTGAAACAGAGAATAAAAAACTCAAAGGTCAGGTTAATCGAGCAAAACAGCCAGTGACAATTCCCGAAGAACTAGCCACAGAAAACCCTATTGCAGCACTAAGTGAAATTGTCGATTCTATACCTCAATTAAAGCCATATCGTCATTTACTAAAAAGTAAAAAGGCAGTAGATTTTGTAAGTAATTATGTTCAGCAAAATCCAGAAGCAGTTAAATCAATTATCTCAAAATTTACTAAACAACAACCCAACGGACAACTCACTAAAGAGCAGACAGCAGCAGCTGAACAAACCCTGTGAGACTTGCAAAGATACAGAAACGGGAATACCTACGGGTTTAGTGTTTTGGAATGATATTACTTATTCCGGCGTTGAAAAGTTTAGCCTTATGGATTGTCCTACGTGTAAAGGGGAGAAAATAGTATATGGTTAAATCCTCAACCTTAGCCTTAATTGGCTTAGGCGTATTAGGCGTTTTATTCATTGCAAATAGACCCAAAACAGTTACTAAAACAATAGTAAGAGATGAACCAATACCAATTCCAGTTCCCGAACCCGTTATTATTCCCGAATTTGTCGAAACGCCTTTAACATTAAAAACCGCTGTGGACCGGGTAAAACAACAATACGGTAATATTTTCCAAGCCGTCAAAGTCTTTAAAGAAAGGCAGATAACACTTGGCGCAGAACGTTATAAAATGATTAAAGAAGGACCCTTTACCGAATATCAACCAATTTAAACGAATATCGGCTCCAGGTGCACGAATAGCACTTAACGAAAATCGACACGTTTTTAACTATATACGCTAAGAATCTTTATGGTATCTCTAAGAAGTATTCTACCCTTAGCAGCCGCAGGGCTAGCCATATTCTTCTTAGGAAATGCCATAGCAAGACCGGCACAAGCCCGATTAACCGGTCAAGCACTGACTGAAACCGGCGTGGGTTTAGGTTCGTCATTATCCTCAATTGGCGGCGGCATAGGTTCTTTACTTGGCAACATTGGAACCGGCAGCGCACAATTACTAAATCCATTATTCTCATTAAAGACATTAATTTACGGCGAAACTGAAAGCGAATCATCTAACCAAGTAGCACAAATTCAAAACGCTTCAAATTATACAATTGATATACCAACACCTAACACCGCCAGTTCCAGTCCAGCCGTAAGTCCTGAATCTCAAGCAGAGACTAAACAATCAGTTATTACATTCCCATCAGGCGCTAGGACCACTTACCCATTATCACAAGCAGCAATAGATTACTATAGAAACATTGGAGTTGAAGTTAACTAATGGCTGCCACTAAAAAACGAAGAACGGCAAAACAAAAAGCCGCAACTAGACGACTTGTTTTATTAAATAAACGACGTAAAAAATCAGGCACCAAAAAAGGTCAAGTACGAAAAACAGCAAGACGTGCTTATACAGGACTACGAAAAAAGGCTCGAAAAGTACGAAAATCGACACCTTTAAAGACTCCTAAAAGACGTAAGAGTATGGCACGCGGAAAAATCCTTAGTTCCCCTATCCTGAAAAAAGCAGCCTTAGGACTTGGCGGCGCTACTATGCTCGGAATTGTTGCAGCAGCAGTTGCACCACAATTTAGAAACGTAGCAGAACCGGCAGGCGCTTATCTCTTTGGAGGTATTGAAGGCATTGCAGCAAATTTTGCATTAAGCTTCTTGAAAGGTCGTAGCGGAACAACAGCACAAAACGCCGCACCAGCTATGGAGGTTCTATAATTGGCAGTTCCGATTATGAGGTCCTATACCCTAGCAGCACCCGCAGCAATCAATACTTTTGCACTTGCTACTGACGATGTTACCGGTTTATCGGTCCAACAACTAAACAAAGATAATGCAATCATTGACTTTGTTAATGCACCTGACCCAGCCGGAGCAGCAGCCTATCAAGTAAGATTATTGATTAACAACTTAGAAGCAGGTCCAACGTTCTTTAGTACCAACTCTAGCGCAGCAAGCGCAGGTCGTACAGTTCCCGGACC